TAGGGCAGAATCCACAAGCCAACCAAATTATGGGTGCGTTGCAAGCACATATGGCAGACCACCTTGGTTATCAGTATCGTTCTCAACTTGAGAAACAAATGGGCGTGACCTTGCCCGAGCCAGGAAAATCCCTTCCCGAAGAAATTGAAGTTCAGTTGTCTCGTTTGGTGGCGACCGCCAGCCAGCAATTACTGCAAATTCACAAAGGTCAGGAAGTTCAACAGAAAGCAGCAGAACAAGCCAAAGACCCATTATTGGCATTACAGCAACAAGAAGTGGAGATTAAACAGGCTGAAATTACTCGCAAGGCACAGAAAGATATGAGCGAGATGCAACTTAAACAGGCTGAGTTGGAGTTAGAAAAACAAAAACTCATCAATCAGAACCAATTGGAAGCACAAAAAATTGAAGCCAAGGCACATGAACACGCTATCCGCACCCAAGAAACCATGGCATCGGAAAAGTTCAAAATGGGAATTGAGTTAGCCAAAGAAGCAGCGAAAGGACAAGAATGAGTAGCATGGTCGATAAGACGTTAAGACTTCTAGTCAATCAACTAGAAGAGAGAGTACTGCAACTTCAGGAGTCATTGGCAAATGGTATTGCTACTGACTACGCTGAGTACAAAGAGAAATGCGGTGAGGTGAAAGGTCTACTTACTGCACGTTTAAACATACTAGACCTACGAACCCAAATAGAGGAAGCAGATGACTGAAATATTACTGGCAACCAATCCAGACAACCCAACAATTATTGGTAGCATTTCCAAAACTGCCGAAGAAAAAGGCAAACAACTACCTCAACCATCGGGTTATCACATTCTATGTGCTTTGCCTGAAGTAGAGGAAATGTATGAGAGTGGTTTAGTAAAAGCCGAATCTACCATGCATTACGAAGAGTTATTAACAACTGTCCTTTTTGTAGTGGACTTAGGTCCAGATTGCTACAAAGACCCAACACGCTTTCCCTCTGGTGCGTGGTGTAAAAAAGGCGACTTTGTATTAGTCCGTCCTAATTCAGGCTCAAGATTAGTCATCCACGGAAAAGAATTCCGCATGATTAATGATGATTCTGTTGAAGGAATAGTTGAAGACCCAAGAGGAATTAAACGTAAATAAGGAGTTTAAACAATGCCAGAATTTGAAAAACCAGGATTCCGATTCCCTGATGAAATTGAAGAGGAAAAAAATGATGACGATAATAACGTCAAAATTGAAATTGAAGTTGAAGACGACCGCCCCGAGCAAGATAGGGTTGAGTCACTCCCAGAGAACATCAAAAAAGAACTCTATGATGATGAACTGACCGACTATTCCGCAAAGGTAAAAAATAAACTTTTGCAAATGAAAAAGTTGGCTCACGATGAAAGACGTGAGAAAGACCAAGCACTCAGAGAGCAGCAAGAAGCACTCGAAGTAAGTAGAAGACTGCTTGATGAAAACAGAAGATTAAAATCCACGATTAGCGAAAGCGAAAAGAGCGTTTTACTGTCTGTTTCCAAAAATGTAGAAATGGAATTAGACAAAGCAAAACGTGCCTATCGTGAAGCCTATGAAGCGGGTGACACCGATAAACTCATGGCTGCACAGGAATTAATGACCGAAATTGCGTTAAAAAACGATAAAATAAAAAATTATCGAAATAATGCTTTACAAGTCCAAGAAGATGTAGTAGATTTACAACAAAGGGCACCAGTTATACGTCCTGACCCAGAAGCACTAAAATGGCAAGAACGCAATTCTTGGTGGGGTCGGAACAAAGTAATGACTGGAATGGCTCTAGCGTTACATGAGCAGTTAAAGGATGAAGGCGTTGCAATATCCTCCAAAGAGTATTATCGGAGGTTGGATGAAACAATGCGTAAACGGTTCCCAGAGGAATTTGAGACCGACACAGACAATTCAAACGAAGAAATTCGTACAAGACCAAGCACAGTTGTAGCCTCTGCAACTCGTAGCACATCTCCCAAAAAAGTTCGACTAACGACTTCACAAATCGCTTTATCGAAAAAACTTGGCATTACCCCTGAACAATATGCAGTAGCACTGCTAAAACTGGAGTCCTAAAATGACGGCTAACAGACAACCTCGTGAATTAGAAGAACGCAAAGTAGCGGAACGTCCTAAACAGTGGGCACCCGCAGAACTTTTACCTGAACCAGACAAACAGCCTGGATTCATTTATAGATGGGTTCGAGTTTCTATCAATAACTCTGCTGACCCTCGTAATATGTCTCGGTCACTCCGAGAAGGTTATGAGCCAGTAAAGATTGAAGAACAACCGAAATTTCAACTGTTAATCGACCCAACGAGCCGTTTCAGCGGCAATATTGAGATTGGTGGATTGTTATTATGTAAGTGTCCTAAAGAGTATGTTGAGCAGCGAGCACAGTATTTTGCTGATTTAACCGCCCAACAGGCTGCTGCAGTAGATAGCAATTTAATGCGTCAAAGTGACCCAAGGATGCCTATTTTTAAAGAAAATAAATCCTCGGCAAGTTTTGGCAAAGGTTTTTAACTTATTTTGGAGATTTAAATGGCTTATCCTACGATTTCAGCCCCATACGGGCTAAAACCGATTAATCTTATTGGTGGTCAAGTCTTTGCAGGCTCTACTCGTAACCTTCCTATTCAGTATGGTTACAACATCAATATTTTTTACGGTGATGTAGTATCTTTAACCAAAGGTTATGTTACTCGTTTGCCTCTTACTGATGGTGCATCTACTGCGGCAGGTGCTCCTAACTACGGACAAATTGGTGTATTCCTTGGTTGTACTTATACGAATCCATCAACAAAACAGAAAATTTTTACCCAATCATGGGCTTCTGGTACTCTTGCAGGCGATTGCCAAGCAATTATTACTGATGACCCAGATACGTTATTTAAAGTCGCTGCAGTAACTGCTGCTGGTGGTAACATTATCGGCTCTGTAAATAACTTCCAAGTTGGTCTTAACTTTGCCGCAACCAACCTCGTTGGTAACGTCAACACTGGTGACTCATACAATGGTTTGTTATCAACGTCTTACAATACAACTTCAACTTTACCTTTGCGTTTAGTTAGCGTTGTGCCTGACACGGCTATCACAAGTAGCGTTCTGTCCACAAGTGCTGTAACTTCAACAACTATTGCTTGTACTGGTGGTATTCCACTTGCACTTCCAGTAGGAACTGAAGTTGGTTATTTAGCACCAAACGGTCAGTACATTGGTACAGGTTCATATGTTTCTTCAGCAGCCGCTGCAGGTGCAACATCTGTAACAATTAATGCTCAACCAGTTACAGTAAATGCTGCGGCAACCACACCAAGTAACGTATCAAGCATTGCGTCAGGTTCGACTTTCATCTTTACTCAGTATCAAGAAGCAATTGTGAAGTTTAACTTTGGCTTCCATGAGTATTACAACGCAACTGGCTCAACAGTCGCTTAATTAAGGAGCAGTTAAAATGGCAATTTCTCGTGCACAACTAGTAAAAGAACTTCTACCAGGTTTAAACGCCTTGTTTGGTTTAGAGTATGACCGCTATGGAGAACAACATAAAGAGATTTATGAAATTGAAACTTCTGAGCGTTCTTTTGAAGAAGAAACAAAACTGTCAGGATTCTCTGCAGCACCTGTCAAAAATGAAGGCTCTGGTCTTGCTTATGACAATGCTCAAGAAGCATGGACAGCACGTTACAACCATGAAACTATTGCATTAGGATTCAGTTTGACGGAAGAAGCAATCGAAGATAACCTCTACGATAGTCTTTCTAACCGTTACACTAAAGGCTTGGCTCGTGCTATGTCTTACACTAAGCAAATTAAGGCTGCCGCAGTGTTAAACAACGGCTTCTCCGCTGCTTATGCAGGTGGTGATGGTGTTGCTTTATTCTCTACGTCTCATCCATTAGTTTCTGGTGGTACCAACTCCAATGCACCTTCTACCCCAACAGACTTGAACGAAACATCATTGGAAAATGCTGTTATTCAAATTGCTGCTTGGACTGATGAGCGTAGTTTGTTAATCGCTGCAAAGCCGAAGAAGTTAGTTGTTCCACCTGCACTACAGTTCGTTGCAACTCGTTTGCTCGAAACTCAATTGCGTGTTGGTACAAACAACAACGACATTAATGCGATTGCAAACAATGGTTCTATTTCTGAAGGTTACACAATTAACAACTTCTTAACAGATACCAACGCATGGTTCCTAACAACTGACGTTCCAAACGGTTTGAAGCACTTTATTCGTGTTCCAATCAAGAACGACATGGATGGCGACTTCGAAACAGGTAACGTACGTTACAAGTCTCGTGAGCGTTATTCTTTTGGTTGGTCTGACCCATTGGGAATGTTCGGTTCTTCAGGTTCATTCTAAAAATAAAGGGGGTTTAAACACCCCCTTTTGAGTTATACTTTATTTAAAATTAATTTCTGTATAAGGAGTCCACTATGGGACGCTCAGTATCTGATGGACCGATTTTAGTCGGTGAAAATCGCTTTGGTCCGCAGCGTAATATTGGCTATGCTACGCTTACGCAAAGTTGTTATTTAAACCTTTTAAACACAACTGCTAACACCGCTGGTTATGCTGGTGCTTCAGGTGTATTTGTTGCCTCAAACAACATTCCTAATGGTAACGCAACAATTTATGTGCCATCTTCAACCCTTCCACTAGGGCAGAACACATCACAAACAATTCCTGCTGATACAGCAACTCAAATTTATCGTGGGAATGTATTTTACATTCCAACAGGTTCTGATATTGACCAGTGCATTATTGACGTAGCAGTGCTTCCGACTATTACATCTGGTACGTTATCAACCATTAAATGTTATTTATCTAATAACTATACGGTTGAAGGTGGAACGGCTACTTATGCTACTTCAACGATAACTGCAACAGGTCGTCAAACTACTGCTTTTTCAGGTACACAAATAACCAATGCAAATAGTACATCGACTGATATCGTAGGTATTAACGGTACTCAAGCAGTGTCTCAAATTGTCTTTACTTTGTCTTTAACTGGTACAACCATGACAACTATTTCTGCTGGTCAGATTTATGTTTCATTACGTTATGTACAGCCAGATGGAAATATTGGAACTACAACTGTTTACCCATTTGGTAACTTTGACTAATAATCCGAAAGGGAACTTCGGTTCCTTTTTTTTAAATTCATAAGGAGATATTATGTCAGGATGGACAGTAGTAGATGCTAATACCAATAAATCACTACCAGTAGGTGGTGTTAATAACTCTGGAGCAGGCGTTGCCTATATGTCTCCAGCCCCTGGAAATCAAGACCCAGTGGGTAAGATGCGTGTTTCTACACCGCAAGCATTAATTGATACCGATTTTGAATATGGTACACAGCCAACAAAATGGGAATCAATTGGTCTTCAAAACAACAGACAATCTGTTTATTATTTTTCCCAATCTCCTTTAGTTGTTAGTGGAATTGCTGGCACTTCAACAGCAGACCAAGTAACTTTAACTATTACTGGTACGGTTGGTCCAAATACCCCAATTTTTATTCAGAATTCAACCAACTCCACCATTAATGGTTGGGGTTATACAATTTCTGGCGGCACAACTACTGTTACGGTTCAATTGGCTCCAGGTAGTTCAACTACGACTAACGGTGCACAATATTTTAATCCCGCATTAACGTACGTCTACCCTGGTTATTTCTTTTCTAACTGCGGTATTCAATTAAGTTCCACAACTGCTGTTGCAGTGACAACTTCAACTTTATTAACAATTTCTACCGCTAGTGCTCATGGTTTAAGTAAAGGTAGTTATGTTTATATTGTAGGTCTTGGCGGAACAACTACAGGACAAATTGGAGCATTTATTGTTTCTGCTGTACCACAAGCCAATCAATTTACAGTTGCAACTGCTGGTGCTGCAGGTCCTTCTACAAATACGGCTGGCAATATCAACGTCTATGCAAGACCGTCTGGTTCTGTAGAACCACGTTCTTTTGATGGTGGTGTAGCCTTTACTGCTGGTGCTGGTGTGCCAAATCAACAGTTTATTCGTCAAACTAGACGTTATTTCCGTTACCAATCTGGTAAGGGTTTAGCATGGTCTACTGGTACGAACATGAAGCCAGCATTATTTGTATCACAAATTACAGCAAGCGGTACAACTGCAACAGTCGTAACCCGTTATGCTCATAACTTAGCAGTTGGTGCTCAATTTCAAGTCGTTGGTTGTATTCAAGGTCCATACAATGGTAACTGGACTGTTGCAACGGTAACAAACCCAACGCAGTTTACCTATACCATGACTTCTACGCCAACAGTTTCTCCAGCAACAGGCGATACTATTCGAGTTTCTCCTACATCTTGGTATGGTTCTTTTAACCGATTAGGAATGTTTGACCAACAAAACGGAATGTTTTTTGAATTTGATGGTCAACAGTTATTTGCTGTATTGCGTAACAGTACCAACCAAATTAACGGCACGGTAGCAGTTACTCAAGGTTCTGGAACAATTACTGGAACAGGTACACAATTCTTAGCCCAATTAAACGCAGGTGATTTTATTGTTATTCGTGGTCAATCTTACCGTGTTCTAACAATTACTGATAACACTACAATGTATGTTTCACCAGAATACCGTGGAACTACTTTATCAGGTGGTGCTGTTGTTTCCAAAACAATCGATTTTAAAGTACCACAATCTTCATGGATTGACCCTTTAAACGGCACAGGACCTTCTGGTTACAATCTTGATTTAAGTCGTATGCAGATGTGGTATATCGATTACTCTTGGTATGGTGCTGGATTTATTCGTTGGGGTTTAAGAGCCACGAACGGGCAAATTAACTATGTATACCTATTACAGAACAATAATAAGCAATTTGAGGCTTATATGCGTTCAGGTAATATGGCTTCACATTATGAGTCTACTGGTTTGGCACCAATTGTTAACTTAGTTGATAACCTTGGTACAACAACTACGACAAGTGCAGCAATAACAGATGCTTCTACTAGTATTCCTTTGACCAGTGCTGCTGGATTTCCAAGTGCAGGTTATATATTAATTGGTAGTGAAATTATTTATTACTCAGGTAAATCTGGTAATACTTTAGTAAATTGTGTGCGTTCTCAATTTGGTACTGCCGAACAAAACTATGCTTCTGCTACAACTGTAAATGTCAACTCAATTGCTATTTCTAATCCAAGTGCATTTCCTGCATCAGGAACAGTAAAAGTAACTGGTAATGGTCCTACGGCTAACATTGAATATATTACTTATTCTGGACAATCCAACGGGTTTTTGTATGGTTTAACTCGAGCCGTTACAGGTGGAGCGGGAACAGCACAAACATTTACCTATTCAGCAACTGCTCCAATTACTGTTGAATATGGTCAAACTAATACGGCACCATCTTTATCACACTGGGGTTCATCTGTAATTATGGATGGTCAATTCAATGATGATAAATCGTTAATTTTTAACTATGGAACCACTTCAGTTGTTGGTGTCCCTGCTAATGCTACTGTTCCAATTTTAGCGGTTCGTATTGCTCCTGCTGTCGATAACGGCACAATAGGAACTTTAGGGTCAAAAGAAATTATTAACCGTATGCAGTTACAGTTAGTTGAACTAGGTGTAATCACTTCAGGTCCATTCTTAATTCAGTTAATTTTGAATGGCTACACAACAGGAACTACTACTTGGACAACATTTGGTTCACCAACGCAAAACAACACCCTTACTTCTTCCTTGGCTCAAGTTGCTTCACAAACTGCAACTACGGCAGGGTTTACAGGTGGCGAATCAGTTGCGGCTGCGTTTACTAACTCTTCAGGTCAAACAACATTAGATTTGTCACAAGTTCGTGACTTGGGTAATTCTATTCTTGGTGGTGGTATAAATAACGTGGTTCCAACAAGTCAAGCGGGTATGTATCCTGATGGTCCAGATGTTCTCTATGTAGTAGCAACCAATACGGCTGGTACTTCATCAAACATCTTGGCTCGTTTGTCTTGGAAAGAGGCACAGGCATAATGTGGCTACTAAGAAGAAAACCCCCTCACTTGCAGTTGGAAGAGGCGAAAAACTCTCGG